ACTGGCTGATGGTCGAGGTTCGGGTGATGTCGATCCGGTACGCCTGGTTAGCCAGAGTGCCGCCGCGATAGGCATCAACCAGCAGGATGCTGTCATCGCTGACCACCGTATCCACTTCATAGGCAGCATTGTCTGGGCCATAGAAGGTGTGGCCCTTCTGGATAGGGAGAACGCCGGTTTTCCACTTGGTGCCAAAACCTGTGACGGTCTTGCTGCCGTTCGTCACCGTCACGTTGCCGGTGCGCTGCCAAAGTCCTGCCATTGCAATGGTTCCTTAAAAAGAAAACCCGGCGCGAGGCCGGGTTGTTATTGGGGTCAGTGTTACTTCAAACCAGTGAGCCACACGCCCTGGCCACTAAAGCCTGTCGAGCTGATGCCAACCCCACCGCCAAGTGGCTCGATGCCAAACGTGATGGTGGCGTTGGTGTTTGCGGGGATCTCGAACGTGGGTTTGATATCGACAGAGATATATCGGGTGCCGCCGGTAGGCGCGTATTCGGTCTTGCTGGCGCGGGCTTTCTCCACCCCGTTGAGGTAGAAGATAACCGTCATGCCAATCGTTCCCTGGCCGGACACGCTGCCATAAGCTGTGACCGGATCGAGGCACACCACGTTTCGGGCTCGGCGGTAAGCCGGGATGGAGAAGTTAGCCACCGCCTTGATCAGCGTGGTGATATCCCCCACGATCTGATTCACATCGAGCTTACCCAGGATCTGACAGTTCTCGCGGATGGTGACATTATTGAACGTGCCCCGGTTGGCATTCACCTCACCGGTAAACGACCCATCAGCTGCATAGAGCTTATTGGTGAAGATGCGGCCATCGTTATAGATGATCGTATGCCACCCCTCGCCCCAGCCGCTGTACGGGCCGCCCGGCCCGAACCCGGCATTTCCCCCTTTGAATTGGCTGTTCTCGATGGTGACGGCTGACAGGTTGGTGACCTTGATGTACTTGGCGATCACGTTGCCGATCTCTGCCGTGTCCATCATGGCGTGGTTCATGTAGACGGTGCCGTTCTTAATGATGAACGGGTGACGCTTGGTGGTCACACCGCCCGCCCTCGACATCACCGCAAACACATCCGTATCAACCACAAACGAGCTCAGCACAGTGCCATCGGCATTCAGCTTGACCGACAGACCGAAACCACCGCCCTCGCCGTTGATCTGGGCCTTGGTGTACCAGCCCGCCTCAACGTCCCCCTCAAGGTCTGCCACGGCGCTGGCCACCGTTTGCACGGCTGCCGTGGTGTTGTTGAGTTTGGCTTGTACCGTGGTGATGGCATCGGCATTGGCCTTGTCACCCGCTGCCTGAGCCTGCTGGGTCTGCTGAATTGCAGAGCTCAGGGCCGTATCGCCATTCGTCACCTTGGCTTGCAGTTGCGTCATCTGCTCAGACAGCGCCTTGTCCCCCTGCGCTTGGGTGCGCTGGGTTTCCAATATCGCGGCGTTGAGCGTCCGGTCATCCGCTTCCAGGCTGGCTTGCATCTGATCCATGCGGGTGGCCAGGGCACTGTCCCCTGTCACCTGGGCTTGCTGGGTCTGCTTGATGGCGGCATCGAGCGCCTTGTCACCAGTCTCCACCTTGGCTTGCAGTTGCGTCATCTGCTCAGACAGCGCCTTGTCCCCCTGCGCTTGGGTGCGCTGGGTTTCCAGTATCGCGGCGTTGAGCGTCTGATCATCCCCTTCCAGGGTGGCTTGCATCTGATCCATGCGGGTGGCCAGGGCGCTGTCCCCGGTCACCTGGGCTTGCTGGGTCTGCTTGATGGCGGCATCGAGCGCCTTGTCATCCGTCTCCACCTTGGCGGCGAGCTGAGTCAGCCGCTCAGACAGCGCTTGGTCGCCCTGCGCTTGGGTGCGCTGGGTTTCCAGTATCGCGGCGTTGAGCGTCTGATCATCCCCTTCCAGGGTGGCTTGCAGCTGGGTTACCCGCTCGGCCATGGCCTGGTCAGCGGCGCTCAAGGTGCGGTTGCTCTCTTCCAGGGCGGCAGTGGTCTGGCGATCTGCTGCCTGGTAATCGGTTTTGAGCTGGCTGATCTCCCGGGCGGTGGACTGCTCCACCCCGGCGATCACCTCACGAACGCCGGTGAGCGCGGCAGACGTGGACGCTTGCTCCCCTTCAAACTCGGCTCTGAACTGGGTGACCTCGCGTGCCAGCGCCTGGTGTTCGTCGGCCTGAGTTTCTTGACGGCGGGTGATCTCGGCGCGAGCCGTGCGGGCTCTTTCCTCCCCCTTCTCATCTGACAGGGTGTTACCGATGCTGGCCAAGGCCGTCAGATCGACCTCTGCCGAGAGGTCATCTTGCTTGGCTGCCAGCGCCTTGCCCTGCTCTGCAACGGCCTCTGAGAGGGTGCCCACGGCGGCCTTGGTGTCATCCGTCTTGGTCGTGAGCTGTTGCAGCGCCTCGCCGGTGGCCTTCTGGCCATCACTGACCACCTTGCCCAGGTTGGTCAGTTGAGCCGCTTGCTCGCCGGTAGATGTCTTGAGCTGGCCGATCTGCTCGGCCAGCGCCTGATCCCCTTCTGCAACGGTTCGCTGGGTTTCCAGGAGCGCAGCGTTGAGCGTCCGGTCATCCTCTTCCAGGGTGGCTTTCAGCTGGGTTACCCGCTCGGCCAGCGCCTGGTCAGCCTCGCTCAGGGTTCGGCTGCTCTCTTCCAGGGCGGCGTTAGTCTTGAGGTCGGCGGCCTGATAATCGGCCTTGAGCTGGGTTAGCTCCCGAGCGGTAGATTGCTCGACCCCGGCGATCACCTCCCGAACAACCGTCAACCGCGCAGCGGTATCAGCCTGCTCACCCTCAAACTTGGCGGTGAGGTCGGTAACCTCGCTCGCCAGTGCCTGGTGCAAGTCGAGCTGTACCTTCTGATCGCGGCGGATCCCCGCCTCTGCCGTGCGGTGACGCTGCTCCCCTTGCTCGCCGGCCAGCGCATTGGCGATGCCAGCTGCGGCGGCCTGCTCTGCCGCTTTGGCGGTCAGGTCTATGGAGGCGGCGATCTCGTCAAAGCGGCCAGCGGTGATCCCGCCTGCATCCTCAACGATTTCCTCCAGCGCCCTGATCTTGCCCTCGGCGGTGCCGGTACGCACCTCGACCCCGCTAACCCGTTGGGCCAGCACCTTGTCAGCCTCAACGCTGACACGGCTCACCTCGGTGATATTGGCCAGCAGGGTTTTATCATCGTCCTCCAATTCGGCTTTGAGGCCGGACACCCGTTCGGCCAAGGCCGATGTGGCATCACTGGTGGCGGTGATCTTGTCCTCAGCTGCCGCGAGACGTTCCCCCTGGGCGGTCACGGTAGACTGGGCCGCCTTCTGCTGGATCTCCCCTTTGGCAGCGTCCAGCGAGCTGCTGACTTCGGTCAGGCGCTGCTGTTCGCTGGTGAACTCCGACTTGGTGACGGTCTGGGTCAGCTTGGCGTTGATGCCGTCCAGTACCTGCTCGGCCTCGGTCAGGCGCTCGCCCTGGGCATCCACCACGGCGTGATCTGCCTTGGTGGCCAAGGTGCCTGTGGCGGCATCCAGCTTCTGATTGACTTGGGTGAAACTGGCTTGGGTCTCATCGCGGAGAGCCCGAACCACATCCATTTCAATCTCGCCTGTGCCAGGGTTAACCGTGAAAATGGCATCACGCAGATCACCCATTTCCTCCTGCACCCGATCAATCTTGCCGTGCAGCTTGTCTTGCTGCAGGGCGCTACTGATCCCCATTTCACCCAGCTTGTTTTGCTCGTCACGCAGCAGGCTATCTGCCTGCTTTGAGCGCTCATCGAGCGCAGCCAAGACGTCACCCAAGCCGGTCAGCTCGCGGTCGATGACGGGCACACGGTCAGCAATCGGGGCCACGGTTTCGCTCAGGTCGGTAAACTCCCGCTCGACCAGCTCCAGTTTGCCAACGATGTCAGGGATCGCATGGTCAGCGATCTCCTTGATCTGCTCGATGGGCGTGCGCAGATCCTCGCGCAGGTGCTCTGCGCCGATCTCACCATCCAGGATGTCGAGAATGGATGATGCGTCATACGAGGTTTTGCCACTGGCCGCGAACAGCCCGGATTTGCCGTAGGCGTTGACGGCCCGCAACCACACGTAATAGGTGGTGTCAGGCTGCAAGCCCTGAAACGTCATGTACGCGCCGAGGCCCGCATTGGTGGCCTTGGCTTGTACCTCGGCCATGGGGAGCTGCTTCTTGCTCCACCACCATTCACACAGCACGCCAAACGACTGGCCGCCGGTGAATCGTGGACGAAACGCCAGTGACCAGTTACCCGCCTCGACGTCCACCCCTATGGGGATGGCCGGGATCTCGATAGTGAAATTGACAGAGGCCACCGGTGAAGGGGCGCCGGTCATGGCGATGGCACGCACTTGGCCAACGTAGTTGCCGGCGGCAAGGCCGTTGACCCTGCAGGATTGCCCTGGCACCTGAGCCGTCAGCACTACCACGGGGGGCTTGCCTGGCTCAAGGCGCTGGATGATCACCTGGTTGTATACAACCGTGCCCACGTTGCGCCAGGACAGCACGCCCTGGATCACCTCGCCGACCTGCTCCACCTCATAGCGCAGCTGATCAGGCATGGCCACGCCGCCGGTCGGCAGCTCGGTGATCTCCGGGCGCTCCATTGGCTGACCGATGGCATCAGCCCAAAACAGCGGGCTCTCTTCCCGCAATGTGAGCTCGACACCACTGGTCAGGGAGAATGACCAATCAACCACACGAAACTCGGGGCCGTTGATACCCAGCGCCGGAATGTAGAGCTTGACCGAACTGCCGGGGCGATAACGCCAGCCTGACAGGTTGAGTGGACAGGTCAGGGTCCGGGCCGCACGGCGCTGGCGCAGCATGATGTTAGCCAGGCGCTGCGCCTGGTATTCGCTGGTCACGCAGCGCAGGTCGAGATCTTCCAGCAGCTCCAGGCCGCCATCCTCCTCCACCCACTCTTTGACTATCACTGCCGGGAAATCGGTTTTCTTGAAGGTTACCGGGTCAACAAACGTCCCGGTTACCTGATTGATCTTGTCGCTGCTGGAGGGTTCTGGCAGCAACTCAATATCGCCGGCGATTTGATGTGATCGGATCTCGTCACTGGCGGGGCCATAGTAAGCGCCGGCGATGATGCCGTGCTTGCCGCCTATGTAGGTCGGCTGGCCGGCGCAAGCCATGTGCATGGCTTCCAGCACCTTGGCCCGAGGCTCTCCCAGGTCGAATTCAAAGTTGGCGGTATAGCGCGGCTCATGCGTCCCATCCGGCCTTGTCAGTAGCTCATCACAGATATTGGCCGCAACGATGAACTCGTTCATTCGGATCTCGTCATCCGGCACTTTCAACCACGACCGGTAATAGTCGAGGATGATCAGGGCAACGTTATCGCTCCACTTCCACTTGCTGTCGCGGGGGTCCCATACCTCTTTCCCGAACTTCTCCACCTTGATATTGGGCAGGCCAGCCGGGAATTTCTGAGCATCGAACTTGAGGGAGATACGCAACCAGGTAATGCCCTGGCCGATCATGTCCTCCTTCCAATCGGCGCACTTGGCCAACATGAAAGGGTCACATGTCTGACGGTCTGCATGGAGCTCGAAAGAAACAACCTCGGAGAAGTCGCTGATCGGGTCATCGCCCAACCAGATATCACCAATGCGGGAAAGTTTGTGGCCGGCGATAACCAGGGCAAGGTGCAACCATTCTCCCTCGTCCTGCTCCCCCGCTTGCTCAGCCGCGAACGACAGCAGGCCGGAAGAGACCACCCGACCATAAACGCAAGTCTTGTCACTGGCAGCAGCACGCAACACCTGGTTGCGTTCGCTGGCACTGCGATAGTCAGCCATGGACGGGGTCTTGGCCGTCAACATCATGGTGGCAGTTGCCACCGCTGTGCCGATAGACAGCGCCATGCCAATCGTGACAGCCGTCACAGCAGCATAAGCACCGGCGCCAGCAGCTACGCCAGCGATAATGGGGACGGCAGCAACAGGCATTATTCAACTCTCCAGGCAATGAGGGGGACTTGATCCGGGATGGGGCGTGCGCCCTGCTCTGTCATGGCCCAAACTTTCCCCGCCCACATCACCCCGGCGGTCAACCCATTGGGGCCATCGAACACCAGGGCATCACCCCGTTGCGCCATGGCGACCGGCACCCTGGAAAACAGGGCATCGAGCGCGGCCTCTATGCTGCCGTGGGTTTTGGCTAGCACCCGCTTGGCACCAATCTCCGTGGTATACCGCCCCCTGTACTCGGCGGCTGGATCCTTTTCACAGGCAGCCAGACACACGTCAGCAACAAACAGACAGCAATCATTTTCACCCCAACAAAAAGGCCGCTCTGAGGCGGCCTGGATTGTGTTGATGATGCGGAGTTGCCAGTCTGGATGGCGCATGGCGATCAGTCCTTATAGATGAAACTCGGGGCGTCTTTCTTGGAGCCCCAGTAAATGGAGCGGTCAGCCATCTGGTTTTGATAGCGAAAAAAACGGTCATTCTGGTAGAGGCGGCGGTGACTCTCATCTGTGTTGCGCAGATTGAGACCCTTCTGCCAATCCTCAAACTTGTTCGATATGGTGAGCTGGATGGTGTTGGTTCGCCCCGCCTTGATGGGGGTCTGGGCTATCTTGCCGCTGAACTGCAGGCAGGCGTTGAGGGGTACACCGTCAGGACCGAGCACGACCAGGTAAAGCCAGGCCATCCGGTCAACGATACGCTCTCGCATCACCTCGGCGAGCAGGGCGTTATCCAGCCCCGTCAGGGTGACGTTGAGCTTGGTCGGGGAGGTGGAGATCTGTTCTTTCTGGGGGCTGACAGCCCCTAGCGCACCGACTCCGTAGTAAACCTCCCCACCGATCACCAGCTCCCCCAAGCCTGTGTGCAAACGGCTAACGCCGCTGACCAGATCGAGTTTTAGGGCGTAGAGAGCGGTCACGCTGGGCTGGTTAAGGGCGGTCACCACATCAGGGTCAAGACCTACGATCATGGGTAGAAGCTCTCCTTGAATTTGATGGTGCCCAGGTCGCGGCGAGCGCCAGATAGACGGCGAGACTTGCCGCCGCCATCGAGGCGAAATACCCCCATTGGGCGATCAACAATCAGCGGGGTGCCGCTTGGATGACTCATACGCAACATGGGGGCGAAGGAAATCCGAGCCGCGCCTGATTGATCAGACCAAACATCCGCCGTGATCCGCTTTAGCTCAACGCCGACCTGCAGCCAGTCACCGTCACGCAGTACCAGGGTGGATGGCTTCCAGCCACGACTGGTCATGGCGGTTCGCATATTCAGCGCCTCGCTGACAATGGGCGCCCCCTGAACCGGTTGCCTTGGGTGCGCGAAGTCCCACAGCCTGACCCGGTTGGTTTTACCGTCCAGCTTGGCGATAAAGGACTCCAGCCGGCGAGCCACTGCAGGCTCCATCTTGCCCATGGTTAACTCCATCAGCCACTTGCTGCCTGGTGTTGTGGCGGTCTGTTCCGAACCATCAAACGATGACTCAAACACACGACCCATAGTTTCCAGGTCAAGGGAGTTTTCACGCACCCGGAACTCGGCGGGCCAGTCATATATTTCCATCGCTACACCTTCAACATACGGCGGGCTTGGCCATAACTGCCCAAGTCGTCAATCATCATTTGATAACCCTGCTTGGCCGCCAAGGTGATCACCTGATTTCGGTCGGCATCGGTCATGTCAGCGGTGAAATGTATGTGCTGCTCAAACACGGCGCCGCCGCCAGCTGCCACGCCTCCCCCACTCATCAGCTGGTCATACATCTGATCGATACGCTGAGCTGACTTGTTGGTGTAAACGCGCTCGCCCTTGTCGAGTAACCAGGTGCCCTCTTGCGGAATCTCTTCAATCCCTGAGTGCGCCATGCCGGCGATGGCCGTCCCTGCAACGACGCCGACCGATATCATGGTCTGGGCCTTGATCATTGCACGGGCCGACTCAGCCGAAAGCAGGCCGCCGGTCATCGCAGCAAACGCCGCTGCACCTGCTTCTGCTTGCTCACCGGCCACCAGGATCGACGGAATTGCCAGCAGCTTCTGAGCGGCCAGCAACGCCTTCATGATGAAAGTCTGCTCTTTGCCAGACTGCTGGAGCATGTCAGTGGTGAGGCTGAGGGTCTGAGTCGTGAAATTGAGCATGTCGCGAGCACCCTGTTGCTGGGCCGCTTTCTGCTTTTCGATGCGCTGGCGCTCTTGTTCGGCCAGCTGGTCTTGCTTGCGCTGATCGGCTTCCAGCTCCTTGGCCATCGCCTCCTCACGCTTGGCCATGTAATCGGCCTGCTCCTGGGTGAAGTAGTCAGCCTCTTTCTGGCGGTACTCTTCACGCAGGGCGTCAAGGCTGTCATACCCCCGCCGGCGCAACTCAGCCTCGCTGATCTGCATGCCGTCGATCTCGGCCAAGCGGTCTTCATGAGCAAGGCGCAGCTTTTCCAATTCGCCGGCATACTGCATATCAAGGGCACTGATCCGCTTCTCCCCCTGCTCCAGCAGCTTCTTGGTGTCGGCGCTGGTATCGCGAGAGCTGACCAGCTCGGGTGGGCGGTACTCGGGTTGCTCCCCGATCCCCAACCGCTTGCGGCCATACAGCTCCTGGATCCGTTCAATCTCACCCTCTATCTCAGCTCGCTGACGTTGCAGCTCTGGCAACGCAGATTTGCCATCAGTATCACCAAGCAAGGCATCCAGAATCCCCACCCCGCCAAACTGCTTTTGGCTGCTGGTTTCCTTTATCTGCTCATCAAGCTCTTTCAGCTCCTCGCGCAGGTTGCCGAGACGCCGGCTCATACCATCAACCGTGCGAGGGCTATCTGCCCAACTGTCGAGCAAAGTGCCCCAATAGCTCACCGCATAACCCAGCTTGTCGGTCAGCCAATCGATCTGCTCAGACGCGCCCAGCACGCCCTGGGCAAACGAGCTTTGCAAGCGCAGGCTGATATCCTTGAGCTTTTGATCCAGCTCTTTCAGCTGGCTGATGTCAGTCTGAGACAGGGCAACGTTGAGGTTTCGATAATGAGTGGTCAGCCGTTGCAGTTCGGCGCCATTATTGCGGAGCAGAGGTTGCAAGGTGGAAACATCGTTGGCGATGGATTCCAGGTAAAAAACCTGCTCAGAAGCCGAAACGTTAGTGGCATCCATGGCGTTTTGAACCGCAATCAACGCCTCGGGCCCAGCCATCTGCTGGAGCTTGGAAACCGTCAGCCCCACCTTGGGGGCAATGTTCTCCATCCAGTCCTTGAACTCGCCCCCACCGGTGGCCGAGAAATCACCAAGCTTGTCCTGCACATCCTTGAGCATGTCGGTCATCTTGTCGCCACTGACGTTGTACTGCTCAGTGGCATAGGCCAGCTCTTGCATCTTCTCGACTGACACCCCTGCTTTAAGGGCCATCTGCTCAATCTCGCGGCCAGTGGCCGCCAGTGAGCTGACTGATGCTGCCAAGCCAACAGCCGTGCCGGTCAGGCCGAGCACGGCCCCTTGCACAACGTTGAAGCCTTGGACAATTGCCAAGGATTTATTGGACAGTAGATCAGCGGTGTCATTGAACGAACGGCCAAAACCGAACGTTGCATCTTCGGCATTCTTGGCGTCAGCTGCATAGCTTTTGAGCACCCCCATCGCCTGCCGCACATCGGCATTCAGCTTGCTTGGATCGGCGCTCAGCAGAACCCGCAGATCAGCTATCTGGATCGATGACATAGGTTCTCTCTACTCCGGGGATAGTGGCGGCGAGGTTGGCCATGTCTTCATCGCTTTGCTCGACCACCACGGGGACGGGGCGGTTATAGAAAAACTCTGAGGGGCTGACCCAGTTCTCGGCTTTGAGGTGGACATTCAAAAGGAGGGCGCAAATCTGGCCGGTTTCGTATTGGCGGATCCGGTAATCGGTCGGATGTTCCGAGAAATCAGCCACCCAATCCAGATATTCAACAGCTGAAAACTCACTCAACCAGCGCCGCCAGTCTGCTCGGCCAAACTGGCGGGCAAGGCTTAGAATGAATTTCTTTTCAGCCGCTAAGCTTTTTTTGGGTCTACAGGTTCCTCGGCTTCGCCCTCATCCACCGGTTCCTCATCGCTGGCAGCAGGGGGCTGGGCCAGACCGCTAAGCGCTTTGACCGCCATCGCCAGACGCATGATGTGATCCGGGAGGGGGTATGTATTCAACACCCGAGCCCTGGCCTCATCAATAGAATCCGCCGGATGCAGGTATTGCAAGCCATATGCGGCCATGGTCGCATTCAGCTCATAGACCACCTTTTGCACCTGCAGGGTGTATTTGGTAGCGGCCTTTTTATCCCCTTCCGGGGGAGGTGTTGGCCACTCGATATCAACCAGATAGGTCTGGTATTCAAACAGCTGCAGGGCCGACAGCGCACGTACGGTGACATCAGAGCTCAGGCCGCCAGGGGTGAGCAGCGTGATGGTTCGGCTATCAATGTGTGGCTCCATCATGCTGCAGGGTTCCAGTCAGATTCAGCCGGTGACTGGCGACCAGAGAGCGAAATCTTCACCGAACGGGTGATGGTCTCTTTCGCCGGGATGGCCTTGCCAACGCTGCTGACAAAGCCATAAAAGCCATCCCAGGCGCCATTGGGGTACTTGATGAAGAACCAGCGCTTTTCTTTGCCAAGCAGATTGGTCAGCTGCTTCTGTATTGGATCTGCCGGCTTCCAGGCCAAGGTGACGGTCAGCTGACCGGGATCGATTTGGCCGGGTGTCTTCTCTTTCCACTCAGGGTCAGGAGAGTCGAGGTAAGAATCCTCTGTCTCCTCGGCGCTCATTTCTGGGGCGCCCAGCTCTTTGACATCAGCCAGGCGAATGGCCGTCCCTTCGGTGGCCGGGTTCGGCTTAGCAGCGCCGGCTTCGGCAGCCATGAAAAACTGAGTACCAGCCCCTTTGACTGGCTTGGTTGCATCAACTGTCATTGCTCACTCCAGGTTGCGTTAAAATTCAGGGTAAGAGAAGCAAGGCCAGTGCCCAGCTCATCAACGCCATACTGCCAAGTCGGGGCGCTTAGCCCTTCAAGAAGCAGGCCGCCCAGGTTATCCCCTTTCAACTTCACTTTGTCAGCCAGTACGTCGAGCTCGGCGTCAGCCTGGTTATGCTCAGTCACGTAAATGGAGACCATCAGAGGCGCTGACTCACTTTCCTCATCAAGGGAGTAATCCCCCTCAGTACCTTCCGTGAAATAACAGAAGGCCAGAGGCAGGTCATTGGCATCCACTGAGAACGGGCGAGAAGGGAAAACCTCCTTGAGGTCGGGCACCGCTTGCCGCACAAGATCGGCAAGCGCCTCGCGTATTTCAGTTCTGATTGTCATTTGTCACCCAATAAAAAACCCGCCGAAGCGGGTTAGTTGTTTGTGGTTCGCCGATTGGCATCCCAGCGGTTAAACATGCCGTTTAGCACAAACGCCATTGCAGCCGTGATCAAGAATCCAATCAGGCTGCCGAAGTAGGTGCCAGCAGCAATGATCGCCAACATGAGCAAGGCCACCACTATTTTCAGGATGATCATGATCTCTCCTTGTGTAGGGATCGCGATCCTAACGTTATTTGAACGTCAGTTGAAGCTGACGCAAGAGCGCCCGCTCCATTTCCCGAGGCATGTCACGAGCCATAGACAACTTTGATTCCCGCTCATAATGCTCGGTGATAGGCGTTACCAGAGGGATCCGCATCACTTCCAGGGCATGGCGGCCCTTGCCAACCCGGCGCAGGATCTGCCAGCTCTTGAGCTTGGTGGCTGCATAGCCGCCTCCCCGCCTGTATTCGCCAAAGCCTTGGGCACCGTCAGCGATGAAGCCACCAGACACACGATGGCGACCGACCTGCATATCCCCAATCCCCGTGAAGGCGCTCTGCCGATAGCGCACCAGGCGCTGCTGGACGGCCCCCACCTTGATCAAGGGGATAGGGCGGCGGCGCACCC